CTAAAGATGAAATGCTAAAGTTTTCTTTGCGTATTGAGCAGTTGGTAGCTAATACAGATTACACATATCTTGAGGCTATCACTGAACATTGCAAAGAAACTGGATTAGAATTAGAAGTTGCTGCTTCACTCATTACACCAAATCTTAAATCTAAGATTCATGAGCAAGCAGAGCGTTTAAATATGTTAAAAGTGAAAGGTAATCGTTTACCGATATGACAGGATATGAAGCCTTTTCTCTATACACTTCTCTCAAACTACACTTTAATTCAGATTCTTACGATTACTTTAAGTACAATGGTAAAGTAAGTACCAGTATTGACGCATTTGAGAATCGTAAAGACAAATGGCACTTTTACAAACTCAGCCGGAGATTCACAAATGATGACATATGCCGCGATTATATTGTTGCTAATTTGGTGCTTAACCATGATGTATGGATAGGTCATCTTCTGACTAATGATGCTGACATTGAGTATCGTAAACGTCAGAAGATTATTCAGTCTTTGACATACACTTTCACAAATGAGATTGCATCATTGATGAGTCAGGAAAGCGCAAATGACACATTAATAGTGCATGACGGTGAGTATCCAATATTGCTACAGAAACTTTTACACAATGAAATTTCACTTGAAACGATTTGTATACTGAATAAGATACTCAACTTTTTGCCGTCATGGGATAAGAAAATCAATGACACGATTCACTATCCAAATGTCAGTAGAAGAATAAAAAAATATACACCGTTCATACAATTTGAATCAACAAAATATAAAATCATACTCAAGAAAGAATACGATGCGAATAACTAAAATCTACCTAGACATGGATGGTGTAGTATCAGACTTCAACAAAAGATATAAAGAAGTCTTCAAACAAAATGCATCTAGTAGTCGTGAACGTGGTGAAAAGCACGATGATAATTGGAACACATTTGTTGATGGTAGAAATTTTGAAACGCTAGATTGGTATCCTGGCGGTAAAGAGTTATTGAAGTATATCATCTCACTTGATATACCTGTAGAAATACTTTCATCTTCTGGTGGTCGTTTGCATCACGAAGAAGTGAAACGACAGAAAAAGGTCTGGCTGAAAAGACAACATATAGACTTTACAGCCAATATCGTACCTGGTCGTCATCTGAAGGCTAACTATGCAAAATCTGATGTTATATTAATTGATGATACGCAAGATGTCATTGATGATTTTAATATGGCTGGTGGCATAGGCATTCTTCACAAAGATACGGCTAAAACGATAAAAATCGTGCAATCTGTTCTTGACGATACATATATACAAGTATATAATGAATCACGTGGACAAGATGTACATACACTTTAATACAACTTTTATACGAGGTAATATATGGACTTTTCCAAACTAAAAAACAACCGCACCGATTTTCAAAAACTCACCAAGGCGGTTGAGTCAATCAACGCTCCAGCAGAAGGTTCCAAAGAAGATGATCGTTTTTGGCAACCTGAAGTTGATAAGGCTGGTAACGGTATGGCAATCATTCGTTTTCTACCAGCACCCGCAGTAGATGGTGATGATGCTCTTCCATGGGCGCGTGTCTTTAATCATGGCTTTCAGGGACCAGGTGGCTGGTACATTGAAAATTCTTTGACTACACTCAATCAGAAAGATCCAGTTTCAGAATATAATTCTGTGTTGTGGAACTCTGGTATTGAAGCAAACAAAGAAATTGCACGTAAACAGAAACGCCGTCTGACATACATTTCAAATGTATTGATTGTTTCTGATCCTAAGAATCCGGAAAACGAAGGTCAAATCAAACTGTACAAGTACGGTAAGAAAATCTTTGATAAGTTGACTGAAGCAATGAATCCTCAATTTGAAGATGAAAAGGCAGTCAATCCTTTTGATTTCTGGGAAGGCGCAAACTTCAAAATCAAGATTCGTCAAGTTGAAGGCTATCGTAACTATGATAAGTCTGAGTTTGATTCTGCTTCCGCATTATTTGGTGGTGATGACAAAAAACTTGAAGAAATTTGGAAGAAAGAATACTCACTCAAAGAGTTTCTTGATCCTAAACACTTCAAGCCATATGATGTGTTACAAGCAAAGTTGAATAAGGTTCTTGGTCTTGATGGTGCTGCGCCTGTATCTAAGGGCAAGGCTGAAGACTTTACACCACGTTCTTCACCAGATATTGAAGATGAAGAACTTGATTATTTCAAGTCACTAGCGGAAGACTAAACTGCAACGCCACCTTCGGGTGGCGTTTTTTTATCCGTACTGACGATTTAGAATCGTAGATAAAATGCTTTCATTGGTTTGTTGAACTGTTGAGTATCCCATATTTTTATTTTCGGTTTTATTTGAAATAACAGTTGTAGACAAATCAAGGAATGATCCACCTTTATTTGCTTCATCTTCAAGAGTTCTCATTGCAGTTCTCATCTCATCGGACATTAATCCTAACTTACCACCAGTCATTTGATCAAGTGCTGCCATACCTTTAGTCAAATCGCCAAACATCAAACTAGCAAAACTTTGCTTTTCTTCTTTTTCTTTTTCTGCTTGTTGTACCACACTGTTTTGTGGTGCTGGTAAAGTAAATGGTGTACCGCCAGCAGGTGAAGTATCTTTTGCAAATGCAGTTAATGGCATATTTGAATATCTGCTTCTGTATTTTGCCGCTGCTTCTTTTGATTGAAATTGAAAATGAATGTGATCGCCTGTCGTGTACTTATTAGGATAATTGGCTTCGTCAAGAACAAAAAATTCAGACATATTTAATCCAGCATCAAGTAAATGTTTTTTCAGTGCTGACGCTGCACGTGCGTATTCACCTTTACCACCCTTTATTGTGAAGTCAATCGCCAAACCAGAATTATGCTTTGAATTTGGATGCATTTTGGAATGATAAGCATCATCAAAAGCAGTAAATAATCCAAAACTAGGTATTAAACTTGAAATGTTCTGTGCCAACACATCAGTACCCGCTTCATGCGGGTCTGCTATAACATCACCTTTTTTCATTTTATTTTTTAGTGCCGCTGTTGCTTCATATGAATAACTGCTCATTGTTCTTTCTGGTGTGACACTTTCTGTTCCAGCCATCTCTCTCTGTCTGGCTAAAACTTCTGCCGCTGATGATGGTGAAGGTGTTGTTGATTTTGCTGGTTCAGGTACCGATGATGTAGTTGATACTTTATTTTCTTCAATTGCATTATCAATTCTACGAACATCTGCTTGTGTTGCTATAGGAGATGTATCTACTTTCGGTGGCGGTGATTCTGATTTTTTCTCTTCATCTTCAATATCTTTGTTTAATTCATCAATATTTTCCAATAGAAGAGTTATAATGTCATATGCAAAGTATAGATTTGCAGCCAAAATAGCAATTCCTATTACTGATGCAAAACCTGTTCCACTTGCAACTGCTCCGGCAACAAGAGTAGACAGTATAATAAACAAACGTGTTTCACCAATCTTTACACCCAAACGATATAATAATCTTATCGTTAAGTCTATGATTTTACTTTGACCTATTTTACTGTATCTAAATTTTTCAGCAAGCAAACCAATTTGTCTCCATTTTTTTTCAAGTAGATATTTTAATTTTTCCATTCTGCTTGCTTTTGTTCCTCTTGCTTTTTCTATTTGACTTAATCGTTCGGGAGAAACAGGTCCACCACGCCCACTTTTAGGCATACGACCTCCCGGTACACTTCTCGGTGTTCTTCTTGTTTTTTCTTTGTCGTCCGGTGGCTCTATAGCGCCACAATCACACGGTCCCGCTTTGCTAAAGTTTGTCGCAGAAATTGCTGCACCCGCTTCTATCAATCTTGCTTTAAGCCCCAAAAAAGCCAAATAAGCAATCCCTGCTTCTCCTATTATTTTGAGTATTTCAACAGCGACACTTTTTTGTTCTCCTGTTTTAGTATCAATATAATCTATTTTGAACACAGAAACAATTAAATCAACAACACCTTTTGCAATGTCCTTCAAACTTCCCATGAATTTTTCATTACTCATTAAGTCTTTAAAGGCTTGAGAAGTTATGCTTAGTATGGGAATTATTACATCAATAATCTTAGAAACTAAATCAATTAATCCGTTTTTTATTTTTTCTGTATTTTGAATAAAGATATCCGCAACAATAGATGCTATTGATTCTATAGAGTTAAAGATTGCAGAAAAAACATTTTTAATAGTATTTAAAATAGCTGTTATAACGCTACTGTCTGATAGAAAACTTTTAAATATACCAAAAGCGGTGAGTAAAGATTCACCAATTAATTTAAAAATCACACTTATCGTTTTAAAAAATGAAGACTTTATTTCTATGTCACGAAATAAAATTTGTACTATGTTGATGGCAGACTTTGCTAAGTCAATCAACCCTGTAAAGATGGCAGATAAAAATTTACCTAAAAACTTACCTGCGTCTGATGAAAAAATCATCTTTGCTATACCGGCAGCACCAAGGATTAGAAAGATGCCACCTAAAACACCGGATATTGATTTAAGTGTTGAGAAAAATCCTTTTGTATGTTCCTCTAAAGTTCTTTTTCTCGGATCAATTTTATCTATTTTGACTTTACTGAATTTTTCTTTGTATGCAAGTTGTCTCTGTCTTACTCCCTCAGATGAACGAATTGCACCCTCTTGTTTCTTTAACTGAACAAGTTTTGTGAATCCTATTTTTATTGCTTCAAAATCTTTAGCAATACCAGGTAAAACTGAATTTAAATCGCCTCTTTTTGCTGCTATGGGTGTTTGAGGTGTCATTTTACGCCATTGAAAGTTTACTTAGAAGTGTTTCGTCAAACACTCCAGGTATTGGTCCAGAAAATTCTATTGAAGAACTTGATGCTAGATTGGTTGAGCCTTCAATTACATCTCCAACATTTTCAAATAGATTTCTTGTTCTCAGTGCTTTTGCTAAATCACCAGAAGAAATACCTAATTTACCTCCAGTCATTTCGTCTAGTTGTTTTAAAAAGTTTCCAGACGGACCAGTTGATATTAAATTTGCCAGTGTTTCTCCAAGTGTGGGTGGAGGCTCTGGCGGCGGTTTTGTATTAGAAGGCGCAGGAGAAGGAACATTCGCATTAACATTTTGCATTGAATAATTTTGACCTTCTGGAGGCATTACATTAGTCATTGCATTATTTAAAGATGGTTTTGTAGATGCTAACGTGGTGCCACCTTGCCCGCCGTATTTACCAGCCAATGTTGCTCTATAATTTGCTATTGAGGTGTTAAGATGTGGATTCGTTTTTGCTTCAGCACCTTTTAGACCGAGAACTTCTAAGATGTTTGCGTTCTGATCTTTATGTGTAAGCAACTTTATTGCACCGCCAGCACCAACTGAATGTGCTAAGTGAATATTTTCGGGTGTAATAGGAATATTATTTTTCTTTAACACTTCAACGTTTTTTTGTGAGAACAAACCGTATAGCTTATCTTGAATTTCTGGAGTAAATTTAGTTTCAAAATTAATTCCGTAACCAGATGCTTTTGAAACCAAGCCTCTTAACGTATCAGGCATAAACTGATATTTACCTACAGCACCTTGATTTGCACCTCTTTTTGTTGTGTAGTACAAAACTTCGTTGATTGATAAGTCTGTTAGTTTTCTGCCAGTACCAAACATTTCCTCTATTCTTGGATCTTGTTTGCCATAACCAAATCCATACGTTGCATTGTATCCAGTTCTACCGCCTTCACCAGCGCCAATAACATCTCTAATTGCGTTACCGCCTTTTGAGGGATCATAATATATTGCAGAAGAAGATTGAACTGTAGAAGGTACTGATGGAATTTTTGTTGGTGATACTTGATCTGCTGGCATTTTCATTCTTTCAGCCGCAACTCTTTCCATCATATCTTTTTCTGCTGCTTTTTGTGCCTCCTTGAATTGCTCAACAGACTGATAAGCAAAATATCCAGCAGCAGCACCAAGACCCAAATTGA